CTACTGTACGTTTAATTCCTGCCGATCGCTCAGGGAGTGCCAAGCGCATTACTTATGACAATTTTGGCCAAACCGTATTTTTATATGTTGTGCGAGGTGAGGTAAATGACTGATTTATGGATGCGTCAATGTTCGTTTAGTTGTGGAGGCACGTTTGAGAGTCCATTAACAATCAAGTTCCGAGTGCCATTTAGTGACGATGAAAATACAAATGACGCTGAAATCGAGGTATATAACTTGAAAAATACATCCTTTGCAGCTCAAACACCGGCTATTTTGAATGCAGGGTATAAAAGCAGCTCGGGTGTTATTTTTACTGGTGAATTACGCGAAGCTAAAACGAAATGGCAAGGCACTGATAAGGTGACTACATTCCTATGTACGGATGCACCAGCTGATTATTTACAGAAGGATTTTAAGAAAAACTATACAAAGGGCACGCCAGCTTCGACAATTATTAGTGATATTGCTGGCTTTGCTGGCATTGGCATCGGTGATTTATCGCTACCAGTAGACTTTATTTATCGTACAGGTAAAACGGTACACGGTAAGCCTAAAACGTTGTTGACAGCACTAGCCAAGGATTGCAAAGCGAAAATGCACGTTACGCAAGGTCGTTTGTATATGCGCGAAAAGAATCAAGGTACACCAATGGGGCTGAACATCTCGAAGGAAACAGGGCTTATCGATCACCCAGAAGAAATTTCGAACGAGGTTGAAAATGCGCAGTCGAAAAAAAAGATTGTGCGTACGGGCTACAAGGTCAAAATGTTGCTCAATCATAATGTGAAAACTGATGTAATTATTAACCTTACATCAAAAACAGCTAGTGGCACTTTCCGCGTAGAAAAAGGTGAGCACACAGGTGATACAAGCGGTAACGAATGGTTTACGGTTTGTGAGGTGTTCCCACTATGAGTGTGATTAATAACTTTGTAAATAGAAAAATAGCAACTTTGCAAGGGTCTATGTTTACAGCTACTATGGCTGAAATTATCAAAATCGATTGGGAATATATGCGGTGCGATGTAAAGCCGCTTTTTGACGATGAAGCAAAAATCATTGTGGATGTACCATTTGGCTTTATGCAAAATGATAACTTTGTTATACGTTTTCCTTACAAAGTAGGGGATAAAGTATTTGTCGTGTTTTGCAAAGAGGATATTGCACCGGTATTATTTGAAGATGGCAACCGTGATATGGCAGCAGAAGATAAGTTTCGAGAAGATGACGCTTTTGTGATCGGCGGCGTCCATCTATTTACAAAACCTATAACGGATATTCCGAAGGCTCGTGATGAGTCTTTTTTAATTTGTCGTAAGGATTTTAAAAGTCGAATCGAAATCGACAAAGATGGAAAAGTCATTATTGAAACAGACCAAGATATTGATGTGAAATCTGAACAAAATATCAATTTTGATGCTCCAAACGGCACATTTAAGGTACGTGCAAGGGACATTGATATGCAAGAGGTGTAGCAAATGCACACATTTAAGTATGACGATCAAGGAGACTGGATTTTGAATGAGTTAGTAGACGGTGACGAACAAATAGTGCAGAACTTGAAACATTTATTTCGTCAACGTGCTAGTGAGTGGCTCTTTGATGAGCGTCAAGGATTTCGGCATGAGCAGACATGGGAGAAAGTTGTAGACAAGCGTGTGATTACACAAGCTGTTTACGATTGCGCTTACCAGGAGCCGCGTGTAGCTGAGGTGAAAAATGTTGTAGTCGATTTTAACAAAATCCAGCGTCGATTGAAAATTAGTTTTATAGCAGTCAAAGCAGATGGCGAAGGAATCGAGGTGATTTTTGATGTTAACAGCACAAGGGTTTAAGCGAATGCGTGTTGCGGATTATGTGCCGGTTATTCAAGCGCAGGTGCGTGAATTGTTTGGTGAGGATGCAGATTTATCAGACCGTACACCACTTGGTCGATTCATCTACTTACAAGCCTTACAAAGAGCAGAGGACAATGAAGTGGCTGAACAAGTTTGGAATAGCCGCTTTATCGATACATCAGAGGGTACTAGTCTTGAAGCGAACGTTAAACGTGCGATACTTACGAAGAAAAAATGGATTAAAGCGAGTGGTGATGTAATTCTCACACTTACCAAAGGTACGCTAGTTCCAGCGGGATATTTATTCCGTACAAAATACAATGTTTATTTTAAAACACTAGAGGAAATAAAAGTGGCCGAAGATGGAAATTATCGCGTAAAGGTAGAGTGCTTGGAATACGGCGCTATCGGAAATGTAGAAACTGGTGATATTTCAGTTATCGTAAATGCGCTTGAAGGGATTGATGCTGTAACGAATCCGGAGGCTTTCCTAAACGGTCAAGATGAAGAAATGGATGAAGTATTGCAAAATCGTTATTATGATTCACTTTCTAAAACAGGTGCTCGTCGTATTGAATCACTTGAAGCAAACATACTGGATGAAGTAGATGGTGTGCGAAGTTGTGTTGTTATTGAAAACGACACAATGGAGACTGATTCAGATGGACGTCCACCAAAATCATTCGAAACAGTGGTGTTGGGTGGCGAAGACGAACCAATAGCACGCAAGATTTTTGAAAAGAAGCCTGGTGGTATTCAACCTTATGGGAAAACTGTTAATTTTATATTTACAGATGACCGTGGATTATCACACGAAGTAGGATTTACTCGTGCTACATCGGTACCTATTTATGTACGTATATATAAGAAAACAAATAGTCAATACCCACTTAATGGCGACCAACAACTCATTAGACGAGCTGTAGAATACATCGGTGGGACTCACGAGGGAATTGTTTATAACGGTGTTGGGATGAGCACAGATGTGATTTTAGCTAGATTAGAATCTCGCTTATTTGCAGTAGAGGGGCTGGTCGATGTGCAAGTGGAGCTATCTATAGACAATGTAACCTATAATTCAAGTAATGTAATCGTTGCATTTCCCGAAGTTGCAGAAACGGATACAAGTAAAGTAGAGGTGCTTCCACTTGAATAATCGCCTACAAACTTTATTAAATCGTTTACCTTCTCATTTTTCAAAAGATGAAGATAGCAATAACTACAAATTGCTCTCCATCATTGCAGAAAACAGTAATGAAAATAGAGTGGTTTACGATACCGTTTTGAAATATTGGGATGTAGATCAAGCAGAAGGAATCGGACTTGACCGATTAGGTAAGGATGAAGGTATTTCACGCGGTGGCATGAACGATGAAGAATACCGCAAAATGATTAAAATACAGTGCATCGTTAATATGTCTGATGGGGATATTCCGACTATGAATCTCATTTTAGACGCTTACATGGAACAAGGATTTATCGGCTTGCAGGATGGTTGGGCTGAATTCGAACCTGCTAGTTTACTATTAAACATCTCTAGTAGTGCGACTACCATTCCGGAGGAGCTAATAAAAAGGATTAAACCGGCTGGTGTGAGGGTGTATGTCTTATTAAATGAAATCGTTGAAAAGATATGGCTACTTGGTGGTACGTATGGTTGGAATTTTAATGGGCGTATTTGCGGACGATTTAAAACGGCTTCTGTCCATGCGGCAATCGGGAAAGAACGTCTAGGCATACGAGATGAACCGTATACTTTTTTAGTTAGCGGTCCTACATGCGGGCGATTTAGAGCAGGAAGGAGTAGAACATAATGTCTAATGAAATACAACCGCTTTTATTGCAGTTAACACAAGAGTTTTTCGATAGTTTAGTAGCCGGCGCAAAAGTAACGATTGATGGCATTACTTATGACAAAGAAATTAGCCACACAAGTACACGATATGGGTTACGTAAATACATCAAATTGACGCGCGAACAAGGATTAGTTACACGTGCTGCGCTCGTTGATAAAATGGGGCGTGAATTATATGTGAAAACGATGAACTATCAAAAAGGTGCTCAAGGATATGCCATTGCGTTCCCATTAGAGCTCGAAGTGAAGGAAGTGAAAGTGAATGGCTAATTACATGAATGGACCATTAGAGTTAACGTTTTTGTATCATCTGTTGAATCAAAATCCGTATTTACGGACAATGTGGCAAGATGACTTAAAAGATCCAGTCACGGGGGAAATTTTAGAAGATGGCACTATTTTCTGGGCGGAGTATGGCAACAACATGGAGTGGGGTATCTGGAACGGAGACGAGTTAATGATTACAATAAACAAAGCACT